CATCTGGGACGTGTTCTGGAAGAGCTGGCCAACCCAAAAAACGGCGAGATAGTCGACCGTTTGCGGCTGGCGATACGGACGGCAACCACGAGCAAAAATCAGACAGCGTTCCTGCACCTGCTTGACCGTGTCGCCGGGAAGGTGCAGGAAGAAATAGATGTGAAAAACAGCGGCAAAATCGAGTTGATCGTGAAATATGCAAGCGACGATAAATCTACCCCGACCTCATAGCGAGCAGGAGCGTTTCCTGCGTTCGCCTGCTAAGCGCAAGGTGATCCGGGCCGGGCGACGCGGCGGGAAAACGGTCGGGATGGCCGTCTATGCAATTGAAAAGTTCCTGGCCGGGCGGCGCGTGCTGTACACGACACCCACAAGCGAGCAGATTGACCGATTTTGGACAGAGGTCACAAAGGCTTTATTGGAGCCGATAGAGAAAGGCGTTTTTTACAAGAATGAAACGAAGCACATTATCGAGCTATCCGGTACAGAGCGGCGCATCCGTGCCAAGACAGCCTGGAACGCCGACACCCTTCGTGGTGACTATGGAGACGAATTGATATTTGATGAGTATCAACTAATGGATGAAACGGCATGGTCAGAGGTGGGTGCGCCGATGCTGTTAGATAATGACGGCAACGCGACATTCATCTACACCCCGCCGTCGCTTCATTCTCGCAGCGCGTCCAAGGCGCGCGACCCACAGCACGCCGCGAAGCTGTACAAGCAGGCGGCGCTCGATATGTCGGGCCGGTGGGAAGTGTTTCACTTCGCCTCAGCCGCCAACCCGCACATCAGTCGAACGGCGCTCGCGGAAATTTCCAAAGACATGACCGGGCTGGCGTATCGACAGGAGATATTGGCGGAGGATGTGGACGAAGCGCCGGGGGCGTTGTGGACCCGCAAAATTATCGAAAATGGGCGAGTGACGAAAACGCCTGACCTGGCGCGGGTCGTAGTGGGGGTGGACCCTACCAACACCAGCGGCGGTGACGCGGCAGGCATAATTACAGCGGGCGCAACGCGCACGGACTTTTACCCGCTGGAGGACAACAGCCTGCAAGGGTCGCCGCAAGAGTGGGCGAGCGCAGCGGTTGCGGCCTACTTCCGCCATAACGCCGATTGCATCGTGGCAGAGGATAACAACGGCGGCGAAATGGTCGAGTTCGTTATTCGGCAGATCGTCAAAGACATGAAGGCGAAAGACTCGCGCACGCCTGATGTTAGGATAAAACGAGTACATGCCTCACGCGGTAAGGCGACGCGAGCCGAGCCGATAGCCGCCATCTATGAGCAGGGGCACGGGCATCACGTCGGGAACTTCGCACAGTTGGAGGATGAAATGTGTCTATGGATACCGGGCGACCCGTCGCCGAACCGGATGGACGCGCTCGTGTGGGCAGGAACGGAACTCATGTTAAAGAGCGGCGTATCAATCAACACCAAGGCGACAGTCGGTAACTATATCGGCGGCGTGCAACAGCAAACGAGCCGACCGTTCGGAGGCGAACATGGCAGAGAATAGTGGATTGCTCAGCGACGTGCTCTACAAATCCAACCCGGCGCTGGCCGGCACGATGGATTACGCCAACGCGTTCAAAGCGGGCGTCATGGAACAGGGTGCGCGGGTGGCGTTGTATCGTGACTATGAGCGCGGCGACCATCGCGCCGTCATTACAACGCAGATGCGGAAGATGCTGAGGCTGACAGACGGCAACGACGGGATTACCGACTTCAACGGCAACTACTGTGGTATTGTGATTGACAAAATGGCCGGGCGCTTACACGTCATGGAAATTACCACCGGCGACCCAGCGACCGACGAAGGCTGGCTCGCGCCGATGCTGGAAGAGAACGATTGGGATAATCTGCAAACAACCACATTCAGGGGCGCTATCCGTGACGCTGATAGCTACATCATGGTCGACCCGCAAACGCTGACCTGGTCCAGCGAGCCGGCGTTTGACGGGTACAGCGGTATCGTTGCGATATTCGATACGGGCCAACGGACGCCGATATGGGCTTGCAAAATCTGGAGCGAAGCCGACGCGGGCGCGAGTGAAAACGTCATGCGGCTGGTGGTATACGAGCCGGGGCGAATTAGCTATTGGCGCGGGGGTGAGGGCGGAAATGAAGTACAGCCGGATAATCGCGTGATAGATTTAGGTAATGGCTTTTCAGGAGTCACCATCAATTTTGCGCCGTTCCCGATAGGCAAAGTTCCCATCGTTCACTTTGCGAACAAGTACGAAAACTATTCCGAAACAGGCGAGAGCGAGATCCGTGCCGCCGTGCCGTTGCAGGATGTGTACAACAGGACGCTTCATAGTATGGTCATGGCGTCTGAGTTCTCAGCGTTTCGCATCGCGTGGAGTAAGGGCATCGAGATTGATGCGAATGGCATTGTACCAGGAGCGGTTATCAATCTGTTGCTGAAAGACGCGAGTGGGACGGTCATCAACGAGCCGACGACTGAAATGCTGGCATTCCTGCAAGCCGTCCAGGTGGGGCAGTTTGAAGCGACCGACCTGGGGCAATACATCAACCAGCTAGATAAGGTCGTGCGCGAAATCTCACAGGTCACACAAACGCCGATTTATGGTGTAACGACGAGTGACGGCGCGCTGAGTGGGGAGGCGTTGAAGCAGTTAGAGATTGGTCTTGTCGGGAAGGTGATCCGCTTCCAACAGCAGAACACCGACGCGATACGCGAGCTGGTGGAAATCACCGCACAGATGCAGAACGCGTTCCGGGTGGAAGGGGCAGGCGATGCGCCGCAATTCGATAGTGTTTCGCTTACGTGGAAATCGCCTGAAATTCTTGACCAGACGGCGCAGATGGTTGCGATTACAGCCATGCGAACGCAAGCACCGGGACTGTGGTCAGATGATTTTTATCGCGGCAAGCTGGGCGGGCTGCTGGGCATGTCGCAGAACGAAATCACCAAGGAGGCGGAGGCCGTGAAGAAGGAATCGCGGGAGCGATTGCGCAACCGCATAAATACTATGCGTGTACCGGTGGAAGTCCCAGCCGAAAACGTGCCTGCCGATGGAGCGAACAATGCCAGCCGACCCACTGCAAGACTTTGAGCTTATCCCCTGGCATGAGTGGCTGAATAGTTACTGGATTGCGACTATCTCAGAGTTTGAGCCGTTGTTATTCGTCCAGGCGTGCAAACATCTTCACGAAGAGCATACACACGGCCATATTCAGAAATCCGGGCATGGCGATTTGCGGACGGCGTTTATTCAGGGCGTAGACGGGAACACCTACAAAGAGGTTCGCCGCCACAATGGCACGATTGAATTATTGCCGGTGTATAAACTCAAGCAGGCGCTATGATGGCTGACAAAAAAAAGAAAATCCCGCTGGGTAAGCCGTTGGTCCTGACCGATGCCGAACTGGACACGCTCGCGCAGGTGACAGAAGAGGACGTTGCGGAAGCGAAAAGGTTCGCAGAAGAAAACGCGCCGCTAATAGCCAGACTACTAGAGACAGAAGAGGTAGAAGAATAGAAAGGATCGAGATGGACGACGAAACAATTACCGATAATCGCGGATGTGAACACTGTCACGAAACAAAAGAAGACGTAGAACTACGCCGAGATCCGTACAGATGGGAAGTACACGGCGAGAGCGTTTATCTTTATCTGTGCCGCGAATGTTGGGAAAAGCGCAAGGATGAGGTTTAGAAAATGAACTCGTTAGGCGGTTACGGCTGGAACGGCTTAAGATATTTCTCATTAGAGACGGAAGAGGCAGAAGAATAATGTTCCCGTCTCTGACTGGTTACGCCTGGGTAGAATCTTTACACAATTACCGCGACCTTGAAACCGGTCGCATGGTTAACCGTGAAACAATTGCAGGCAGTCTCAATGATTTAATTGACGCTTCCGCCGTTCAGATGAATGAGTTAACTCAAAGCCTGATTGACGGCGGTATTTCACTGGCCGATTGGCAATCGGGCATGATGCAACAAATCAAGGTTACACACACCGCATCTGCTGCGCTTGCCAACGGCGGCTGGGCGCAAATGGATTTTAGCGATTGGGGCAAAACGGGCCAATTGATACGGGAGCAGTACGATTTCCTGCGTAACTACGCTAAGGAGATAGCCAACGGCACACAGGCATTGGACGGGCGTGCTTTGGTGCGTTCTGATTTATATGCCGATGCCGCCAATGGGACATTTTGGGAGATGGATAAACGCGGTCATGTACAAGACGGATACGAGGAGGGACGGCGCGTGCTGGAACCCGGCGCAGACCATTGCGAAGATTGTGAGGAGTACGCATCTGAGGGCTGGATGCCAATTGAAGATATACCGGAAATCGGGAACTCGCAGTGCTTAACTAGATGCCGTTGCGAGATCACCTATCGCCGGATGAACGAAAACGGCGAATGGGAAGAAAGCGAATGAGCAATACGCCTGCCGTGTTGTCTATTCCTGTCTATGACTATACCGTTATACAGGAGTTTCTCGAAACCCACCCTGGCAGAGGCGACCCCAGCAAGGAAGCGCCAGCCAAAACCAACCAAAGGAGCGTGAGATATGTTTCAAAAAATAGTAACGATCATCTTTTTTGCCGCCGTCGCCTTGTGGGCGTTTGGTGTTGGCGTTCCTTTCCTGATGCCTGTCATCGGGATTTGCGCCGCAATCCTGGCAATCGTTCACGCGCTGTAATGAGCAACAAAGAACTTGTCGAACTACGGGCCGCGCTAATCCAGATGAGCAAGGCGCTGGAAACACAACGCGCTTGTACATTGCGCGTCGTGAAGATATTGGAGCGGCATCTACCATCGCGAGTGGTATCCGTTCCCGGCTTGACGGCCAAGGAAATGAACGAAATGAATGTCACGCTGGCCGGGATCGCAGAGTACCCGAAAGGATGAAAGGGTTACAGCCACTCGAACGCGCGGAGGTGGTTTTGGCGGTCTGATTTATCACTGCGTATAATACCGATTATAGCCAATGATAGAAGGAAGTCAGCGAAGTACAACAAAACCGCCTCCCCCATCAAGGACGAATGTTCATAGATCATAAACTATTCTGGATGTCGTTTCGACAAGCTCTTCTACAAATTGTGAATGGTATAGAGCTTGAGTTACGCACGTCTGGACTGTATACGGGTCCAACAACGTCCGAGATGCGCGCCGCGTGGAAAGAGATGCAAAAGAGGCCGATTGCTATTGACATAAAAGATATGCAGGAAAATGAGGTGGTGGTATAATTCCTGCCAGTTAGAAAACTGAATATTTAGGCTGTTCAACCGAAACGCCGCTTGCTTTTGTGGAATCTAAAAACTCCGCTCTCGCAAGCGGCGTTTTTTATTTCCTTCGTGGCAGACACGCTAAACCTGAGAAAAAAGGAAACCGCAATGTCAGACCAACTAGTAACGCCCGCACCCATTCAGCCCCCCGCCCCGCCAGCGATACCAGGCGACCAAAAGCCGAATGAAAACATGGTGCCTCAAAGTCGCTTAAACGAGATGGCTGAGAAAAATAGGCAGCTTCAGGAACGGCTCGACGCGACAGAGAAGGAACGACAGGATCAACTCGAAAAGCAGTTGCAGGAGCAAGGCAAATGGAAAGAGCTTGCCGAGCAACGCGCGCAGGAGTTGGCAACCCTGAAACCGAAAGCCGAACAGGTTGACACGTATGAAGCCACTTTGAAAAAAGTACTTGATGCGGAGATTGCAACCCTGCCAGAAGAGTATCAGGACGTTGTTCCCGAAGGCCTGTCTACGAAAGACCAGCTCGACTGGCTGGCAAAGAACAAATCGAAATTCATGAAGGCAGAACCTTTTGACATCGGCGCAGGCAAGCGCGGTGTGAAACCGGAAAAGAAAACCGAGTTAAGCGAAGAAGAGAAAGACATGGCGCGCCAGTACGGAATGTCAGAGGAAAAGTATGCCGAATACAAAAAATAAGGAGAATTAACAATGGCAGCCCCAACCTATACTTGGGAATTTTACTGTGACCTTTTTGGAGACCGTGTTCCCAAGATTGTCACTCTTGAAGCCTCATCCAGCTTGGAGACCAAAGTTGGAACGGCTCTTATCGCAACCAGTGGACAGGTTGATGAGGCAACCGCCTCAGTTGTTCTGTTCCTGGGTTTGGCAGCTGAGGCGACCAGTGCCGCCGCGACCGCCGCAGATCCAATCCGGGTTGCGCTCATTGCCCCCGGCATGGTCATCAAAGGCACAGCCGACGCCGACGCCTCGTCTTATTCCGGTTTCAGCGGAAAGACATTTGACTTCAACACTGACGGCTCGCTCGATGTGGGTGACACATCCGGCGGCTGCTTGTCTATCTGGCGCACCGAAGACGCCGGGCTTACTGTTTACTGCACCGTCAACGCTCAGTTGATGGCGGCAATCTAACAGGAGGATGACATGGCCACACCTATGACCGCCGCTTCTAAAGCGAGATTTGTCCTCCCGATCATGCGTTCGATTTGGGACCAGGAAGCTAACGCTGTCCTTTCACCCTCCATGCAGTTCTTTGGCATACGGAATTCACAAGCCGCCGCCGAATACTCGCAGGGTTTGGGTTCATCCGGGCTTGTGCCAGAATACAACTCAGCGACCGCCGAGAAGAACGCCGGAGCTATCCCGTTTGACACGTTCCAGGAGTTGTACGAGTCCACCTTCACGCATAAGGAATATGCGGACGCTATGGCAATCGAGCGCAAACTCTTTGACAACGATCAATCCGGCCTGATTCGCAGCAAGACCTCAGACTTCTCGAACAAGTACGCGCGCACCCGCGCGTATCATGCTGCAAGCGTTTTCAATAACGCTTTCTCGGCTTCTTATGTCGGCGCGGATGCCGTGGCGCTTTGCTCGGATTCCCACCCCGTCAACAAAGTTTCTTCGAGTGTTTTTGATAACGCCGGAACTTCCGCCTTGTCCTACGCCTCCGTCGTGGCTACGATCATCGCTGGCCAATCGCTGGACGATGACCGCGGCAATCCGATGCCCGCCATGTACAACGTCCTGTATGTCCCTGTCGCATTGCAGGCAACTGCTTACGAGATCACGAAGGCGTTGGCGAAACCAGGTGGAGCAGACAACGATGCAAATTTCCTGTCATCCGCCGGTCTGTCTGTTGTGGTTGATCCCTGGCTCTCGGACGCCAACAACTGGTTCATGATCGACGTGCCGTTAGCAAAGCA